CAGTAAAACAAGAGGGTGCAAACGTCACATTTGACCAAGCAACTGAATCTTTTACTGCGAGATATACACACGAAACTATTGCGATGGCATTTGCTATCACAGAAGAAGCTATTGAAGATAATCTGTATGATAGATTAGCAGCGAGATACACAAGAGCATTAGCTAGAAGTATGGCTAATACTAAGCAAGTAAAAGCAGCTAATATTTTAAACAACGCATTTGATCCAAACTTTACTGGTGGCGATGGTAAACCTCTATGTGATTTAGAGCATCCATTAGCTAATGGTGGGGTTCTTAAAAATGAGTTAACAACAGCAGCTGATTTAAGCGAAACATCACTAGAGCAGTCTATGATTGACATAGCAGCTTTTATTGATGAGAGAGGTTTAAAAATTGCTCTACAAGGTGTAAAGTTGATAATTCCAAAAGAATTACAATTTACTGCTGAGAGAATTTTAAAGTCTCCACAAAGAGTCGGTACAGCAGATAATGATATTAATGCTATGGCTTCAATGGGAATGATTCCACAAGGTTATAGAGTAAATCATTATTTAACTGATATTGATGCTTTCTTCATTATGACTGATGCTCCTAACGGATTAAAACAATTTGTTAGAAGCCCAATCAAGACAGCTATTGAAGGTGACTTTGATACTGGTAATGTAAGATTTAAAGCAAGAGAGAGATATTCATTTGGATTCTCCGATCCTAGAGGTATTTTTGGCTCACCTGGTGCAGCTTAAAAATCTTCTATAATAAACTAAAGAAAGGGGTCTTACATAGATCCCTTTTTTTATGTATACTGTAATTACCAAGAATAATTATAACTGATATAGACTGGCTTGGCAGACACCCTAGAGGACTATATCTTTAACTAGGAGTAAATAATGGCAAACACAACTTTTTCAGGACCAGTCAGATCCGAAAACGGATTTGAAACTGTGTCCAAAAATGCGTCTACTGGTGCAATTACGATTACCAGTGGAAATAAAATGGCAGTTGAGGCGGCAGGTGGAGCTGGAATTGAAGGCACAGCAGCTACTTATATAACACAAGTTGAAAGATTTAAAAGTGATACATCTACAAATGTAAACATAGTAAAGACCACTATAATGATAGATTTAACAGGATTAAACTCTGGTGGAACTGCTGGTGATATTATAGGTAAAAACGGTTCTGGTGTAGCGTATATAGGTCAAATTACAACAGCAAATCAAGGAACAGTTTTTGGTGTAACTATGGAATGTTTTGAAACACCTACTACTGGTGAAGATGACATAGATTTATATGTAGCAACCGAAGCTACTGGTGTTGAAGATACTGCTATAGGCGATTTGACAGAGAATCAATTAGTAAATGGAGGGAACCAAGCAGTAGGAGGAAGAGCTACTAACGTAACAACTTTACCCACTGTTGCTGATAAATATTTATATTTAGTTGGTCAAGGAACGACTGCTGGTACTTATGATGCAGGAAAACTTTTAATTACCATAATTGGTTTTGATGCAGCTAGCTAATAGGAGAATATTATGAACTCAGATATAGGAGCAAAAACTTTAACTAGCACTG